CAAATATTTCGCAGATGCAAAGAGAAAATGCGAAGCAATATAAGATATTGCGAGCATTTTGTCTGCCACAGATGCAGATATTTGCCGAGCAAAACCGTGTGAGTTCGGCTCTCTTCGGCTATACCGATTATGCCAAACAAACTTGATATTTTTCACGTATTTACTACCCAAGGGGGTATTGTACCCTCATTATGTCAATCATATCCTCATGTGAATTTGATAAAATGCAAATTCCGTATGGGGATAGTATTGGCTGTAATGGTAAATACGTTTCTGTATCCGGTTTGTTTGGCGACGACCGGAATTTGCGTTTTTATGCGCCGACTTCGGTCGGCGCATTTTTATTGTAGTGAGGGTATGAATATGAGATTAGTCAAAATCAAACTTCCGCCTTTTCTGACAAACGTTGAAAAGGAAGAGTTTTGCCTTGCGGTGATATACATCAACGCACAGATCGTTTGGGCCGGACGCTGCAACTGTTTGGCGGTTTTTGAGGCAAATGAAACCTGTCAGATCGGTCTTTTGGTCTATGACGCATGCGTTGGATTCCCATTTCATTATTGTCAAGATATAGTCATCACCGGGATCGTATCGCCCGAAAAGCAGTATGAGGTCATACAAGTAGATTGGGGATTCGAATTCGTTGAAACAGATACTGAGAATTCATAAAACCAGGGGCTGAGTCAATTCAGCCCCTGGTTTGCTTTCAGGTCAGAAAATGGCTCACAAGAGCACTTCCCACCGCGCCCAAGATCGCTGAGGCTGCGTACCCGAGCACGTGCTCGACAAGCAGCCCGGGTCTTGATTCCAGCGCGCTGATGCGCTCCTCCTGACGCTGCGCGAGCTTGTCGTATCTGTCCACCATCTCGGTCAGCTTGATGGTACACTTTTCCAAGGAATCGATCTGCTCGCCGTGCTTACCGAGCCTTGTCTCAATGCGCTCGTGCCGCTCCCGGCAAAGCTCCTGCCTGTAATCCGGTTGATTGCTTTGCATCTTACTTGTACTCCTTGATCACGGAGAGCACCCGATAGTCACCGTCACCGTCAATGCGGATGCCCAGCGTATGGCACGCGCGAGGCTGCAGCGGCACGTACCAGAGCTTGCTGCCCACGCATTCCAGGGTTGCACGCTGCTCCCACTGGCCGCCGTCGTAGCTGACCGAAAGCGTAAGCACGCTGCCAAGCTCACACTGCACGCGCACGCCAAGGCGTACGGGCACGATCTCGCCGCGCGCGTCGTCATTCAGCGGATGAAACTCTATATAAGACAGGGGCGGGCCTTGCACGATGCCGTTCCCCGTTTTGTTTTGTCCAATGATGTATACAAAACGGTCTGAGGTACAGGCGTACACATCACCGCGCAGGTATCCGAGCGCAATGATCTCTTCCCCGTCCTCTGTGTGCCACGCACCCGTGACCGTATCATAAATATAAAGGCCGCGCTTGCCGTCGGGGTCCACGGCACTCAGATAGTATTTTCGGCCGTCGGTGGTGGCGATGCCGTCCTTGAGATGCACGCCAAGGCTTTCGGAGATCACGGTTGCCGTGCTGCCGCTGCAGCGAACCACGCCGTTTGGCGAAAGATACAGCATATCTCCGTCCACCGAGCAAAGCGAGGCGCTGCTTCCCTGCATCACACCCGAAAGCGGCGTTTCCACCACCGAATAATTGGTGGGATTGTCACCGTACACCTCAACCATGCTGTTGCTTTTGAAAAATACCGGGCGGCCATCATGCATCACGCAAGCGGTAATGGGCTCGCTGCCGTGCATTTGCAGGCAATAGCTGCTTTGCTCGTCGCCGTCATAGCGGTACCAGTTGGTCGCGTCGCCGGGCACGGTGGCGTAAATGGTGTCCCCGGCATAGCCCCACAGTCTGCCGCCGCATGCGCAAAGACCGTCCAGGGGGTAAGGGGCATCCAAAAGAATGGTGCAGGACTCTATATCCTCTGCGACAAAGGATTTTTCATCAAAGCGCAAGCAAAACTCCTCCACCTCTCTGATGGTATAGGTGCCGTCGTTATGCGCCGTGCCGCGCAGCAGGATCGAATTTCCCGGGGAGAAATAATCAAGGAAATTGAAATCATTGCAGCGCAGCGTATTGAACTTGACCGTGCGGGCAATGCCGTCCTCGTCTACGTAATCCTGATTCTGCACCAGGACGTTTGCCAGCTTGAGATTGACGTAGCGGGATTTGAGCAGCCCTGTCTCGGTGTCGTATACGCGGAAATCGGGCATGATCAGCAGCTGATTGCCCAGCATGCCGAACACCTTGGGATACTTATTGACGTTGCCAAGCACCTCGACCTTGTTTTCAGAAAGAGCCTTTTGCAGCTCTCCGTTACTGACAAGATAAAGCTCTCCCGCGCAATACATCGCGTCCACGGCGTATTTGGGATGCAACCAGATCCGCCTGGGCGGGCGGGATCGAAGGGCGGGATGGTCATCCCCGCAAACGTTCTCTCCCGCAAAATACGTACCTTCTGCCGAGCCTGCTCTGTGACAAAGCCCTTTGGTAAAGTCATCGTCAATTTTTCTGTAGGTCTTGGATCTTTCAAGCTCGGGCAGCATCAGGAGCCCTCCCTTGTCCGAGTCGCGCCGCCCTCGTCCGATGTATTTTCGGGCAGATGCGAGAGCGTATACTCCAGATCCCGCACCAGCTTATCGTAGCTGCGAGCCAGCAGAAGCACAGCCTCGCCAATCGGCTTTGCCCGTACGGCGCTCTCCATCCCCTTGTTACCAAGCACTGCTTTTGCCATATCAGCCCATCCCCCTGCTCTTGGCAACAAAGCGGTTCTGCTCGGCCTCCATGAGCTTTGCAGCCTTGCTGTCCTGAATTTCGGATTGATCCAGCACAAGCGCAAACTTGCGCTTGATCTTTACCCATTCTCCCCTTTTGATGACGCAGTTTTTCCCGTTGATCGCCACGTACACGTCATCCTTGTAGCGGTCGTTATCGCGAAACAGCTTGATGGCGATATATTCCTCCAAATATGCCTGATCGGTACTCTGTGCTTTCATACTGTCTCCTTTCTACTTAACTATCAGTCCTGATCGTCGAAGGTAGAGGCCGTCTCGATTCTGACCATAAAGGCCTCGACCAGACGTACCGTCACCTTGGTTGCCTTCCAGCCCACGGTTGCGCGCTGGTTGAGCGGGTCAGCCGTGCCTGCGCTGCCCAGCTGCTTGACGATCAGCTCAAGGCCGCCACCGGTGATCTCGGTGGTGCCGTATGCATTCTCACCAAAGACCATGGTTGCATACACGTCGCGGCCCATAGCGCCTGCCTCACCGGGATAAATGAGATCGTTATCCTTGCAGGTCACGGCTGCGGTGGTGCTCTTGGTGCTGTCGGTGTACAGCGTCATGGAATCCGCGGTATTTGCACCGACGTATGCGCGGGTGTTACCGATCAGCACATATCTGCCAACGAGCTCACCCTCTGCTACGCTTCCGCCGTCAAACGCGATGACGTTCTTGCCCTCGTAGCCGGCAGAATTATTCACGCAAAGCACGCGCGCATCCTTGGCCAGATCCTCTGCGTGGAAGACCTTTGCCTCGCTGGATTCGATAAAGCGTACGCCCTCGATCTTACCGATCTCGCCCTCCATGATGTTGGAGGGATCGGCATACTGGTTGGGCGTCTTCCAGTTGGGATCGCTCATCAGATCGTATGCACAGTCGGGGTGCACGATGGCGATGTAAGAGCCCTTGATCTTTTCCGCGTTCTGATTCTTGAGGAATCTGACCGCGCGACGAACAGCGTCCACGGACAGATAGTGGTTGCCGCTCTCCTGACCGCCAACCAGCAAATATCTTGCGGGAACGGCATTCTCGCCGTACTGTACGTTGGTACCGCCGGCCAGCACCTCACGGGTGATGGTGTCCAGCGTTCTGCCTGCCTGAGAGCCAAGCAGCTTGGTTGCCATGCACAGGTTGTTGTCAATGGCGGTCAGAATGAGCAGGTCGGTCAGCTCCACGTAGCCGCCATACTGCGCAACGGTTGCCTCCAGCACCTCCATGTTGATGCTCTGCCCCTCGGGCGTCACGCCCTCGCTGATGGGCGTTGTGAGCTTGGGCAGCGGATTGTAGCGGCGGAACTGTACGGTCTTGCCGCCATTTGCAGGGATCTGATGCTTCTGTGCGAACATGTCGTGCACCAGTGCGGGCTCGGCGTTGTCGATCAGATAATCGGAATAGTAGGTCTTCATCTCCTCGGAAAGACCCATCCCCACGGTGTATGCGGTGGTTGCTCCTGCGGGAGCATTGATGGTACCCTCGGTACCCATCACGTTGGTGCTTGCAGCAAAGCGCTGCAGATTAAAATTGTTTTCTCTCATAAAAATTCCTTTCTAAAATGTAATGTGTTCCCCCTTTGCGGCGCGCTCGGCGAGCACGGCTCGCTGTGCGCGCGTCAGATGGGATGCCCGCCCCGCGTCGGCTGCAGAGAGCCCGTGCAATCCGTTTTCATGCGGTCTTGCATGGCGGATCTGCACAGCGCCCAGCAGCTGCGAGGCAGCGTTACTTGCCGCAGCCTTGGCGGCACTTGCCAGTAAGCTGTCCAAGTGGAGCAGCTCGTAAAGCTTTGTCAAAGAGATCTCGGGGTGCGCGGCAAAGCCCTCCAAAAGCTTTGCAAACAAAGGATCGGCGATTTCCCTGCCAAGGTCAAAATCCGGATATTTTTCCTTGACAGCTGCCTCCTCACTCTGCCAGTCACGCGTGGCGGGTGCCAGCAGCTCAGAGATGCGCTCGGGCAGCTGCAAGGGGTTTTCCAGCCCCAAAAGCTCCATAGCGCTTTGCAAGATCTTGCTGCTTTCCCGCTCCGATTTGAGTCTCTTTTTGACAATATCGGAGATGTGCTCGGTATACAGTCCGTGGAATTTCGGGGAGTTGATCAGCTCCTGCCATTCACGGCGTACATCCTCTTGGCTCTCGGCGTCAGAGCCGGTCTTGAAATCTTCGCCCGTTTGACCGCTCTCCTGCGGTACCACGATCCCGTCGTCAGTCATGGAATTTTCTTTTTGTTCGACCGTTTGCATAAGTAGTCCTTTCCTGCGGCTCCATAGCAGCCGCATGCATCTTATATATAAGTGTTTCTCATAATCACGTAATTCGGGTATTTGTCTGCAATGGCGGCAAGGCCGCAGGCGGCCATATCAAAGGCCGCGCTGCGCTCGGGCAGGGTGATCATGGCGTATCCGTCCGCAAGATCTGCCTCAGCCCCGGAGTCGCTGTCGTATTCCTCTATGTAAGCCGCCAGGGATTCCACGATCGCGGACACGGCAGCGCAGACGATATCGTCCCCCGCTGCGTATTCTGCATGTCCGACCACCTCCAGGCAATAGCCCTCGCTCCCCTGATATGCGCTTGCTTCAATCATACAGCACCTCCGCCTTCCTTGACCATCTGTCTGATCTTGCCGATGCCGTCAAAGTCCATCATCTCCAGCATGATCAGCGTCTGCTCACGCTGCTCGGGAGAAAACGCCCCCTTTTCATAAAGCTGCATGGCAAATTCGTTTGCCGCCTGCTGGGATAGCGGATTTGCGACACGCGCCTTGACCTTGATATCAAAGACAGGCTTTTTATGGTAGCGCGCACCGTTTTCGCTGTGCACCTCCTTTTCCGCAATGCCGCCGTTGGCATACGAGACGTACTCGTTTATGCCCTCACGCGTAATGCGGAAGGTGCGCTCGCGATCGTAAAACTGTCTTATCAGCTCAATGATCAGCTGCACAATGCCCACGTAGGCGCGATTGGATGCCGCAATGACGTCGCGGGCATTCTTGTTCCCTGCCTCTTGCAGAGCCTTGATGGCTGTCGCCGCGGTGATACCGCCCGAAAGCGAGCCCTGCGAGACATCGCGGTTGCCGGTGGTTTCCTTGAGCTCGTCGATCTTGAGCTTTTTGAGCGTCAGAAGACCCTGGTCAAAGGTGCCGATGCGGATCTGCTGCAGCTTCTCCTCTTCAATGTCGCCCTCGACCTCCACAATGCGTCGGTCAAGGTCCATAAAGTCCTCCTGGTTGACACCCAGACTCTTTTTTGCCCAAAAGCGCACCTTGCTTGCCCAGTCTGCATACTCCATAAAGTTGGCGTCCAGGCGGTCAATGTAGATCTGCGGCTGCTTTGCGACCGCAATCATACCAAAGCCGTAGCACGTGCCCTCCTCGGGGTACATAACGTCCAGCACGATGGGGTACATGCCGTGGTCGTACCAGCCTCTGTCCTTGTAGTGCTCATCGTTTTCGGATGCGTAAAGCACCACGCCGTCCGCAAATTTGCAATAGTGCAGCACGTCGGTGTTGCCCACGCGCTTTTTGTAGTACCAGTCCACCACCAGAGTCTTGCCGTCGCGGCTGTCAAAAAACAGTCCGTCGGGATCTGCAGCGCGAGTATTGCGCTCGAAAAAGGCGGGATAGGTCTGCTCCAGCTGCTCGGTATCCATTTCGGCCAGCAAAAACAGATGCTTGCTGTCCTGAATGCTTCTGACACCCGGCTCCCAGTAAAGGTTCTGAACGTCGACACGGCACACGTCAATGTCACCAAAGCCGTTTTCCATATCGTTGTTCCAGAACACGCCGTACGCGCTGACGCCGTGCTTGAGCTTGTACCAGAGATTGTCCGAATACACCGCATCAAAGCCGCAACGGTCCAGGATCACGGGAATGATCTGTGAGAGCAGGCTTGCCTCGGGCTCGTCGCCCGGCTCGCGGGGCAAACAGATGCAGGTGGGCAGATTGTCCATCATATCGGCATGGCGGTTGGCAATGCTGTTGAACAGCCAGGCCGAGCAGCCAAGGTCGCGCACGTTTGCGGGAGCCCCGCTGCCGTATCTGCCCTGCCAGTAGGTCTCGTCGCTCTGAATTCTGCTGTCCAAGGGACGCTTGGCAGCGCGCCAATCACGCAGAATTCTTGCCGCCTTTGCAATCTCCTCTTGCCCGATGGCAGGACGCTCTTGATCTTTCTTTTTGAAAATATCTTTTATAGTCATAAATTCTCCTTTATCTATCATTTGAGTGGGTCGTAAACGTACGGCACCACACTTTTTTCTTTACTTGCCTTGACGATAGGGTGCGCCATGGCCACGTAACGGCATTCGTCGTAAATATGATCCTCTGCGTCGGTATTGATATCCTCCACGTCAGCCGAATCGTACACAAGCTCCGGAAAGGTGCGAATGAAGTGCGTGCAGGTGGAAAAGACGTAAAACATGGGGATGCCGCTCTCGTCAAATGCAAGCCTTGCATGCAGCTGCGCCTTGCCCGCCATACGCGAATTGTCCGCCTTATCCCAGTAAACACCCTCTCGCTCCATCAGCTCAGCAATGCTCTCTCCGCCGTTCTTTTGTCGGATGGCAGGATCGGCCACGCCGACAATATATCTGCCGCGCAGATTGGGGTCATCCGCCTCGATCTCGCGGATACGGCGCGCCAGCTGCGAGGCACTCCAGCGCACGCCCTCGTTCGGTGTGCCGCTACAGCCGTACAGCTCGCGGATGCGGTACATACGCCCGTCATTGTCAAAGGCGTACCAGCCAACCGAAAAGGGACGCGTATACCCCCAGTCAAAGCCGCGGAACACCTTCCACGACGCGGGGATCGCAAACGGCTCTATGACGTGCGTACCCTTGCGGTCGGCATAATGCGTGGGATCGTTGCGCCACTCGGTAAACACCTGCCCCGCAAAGCAATCCCAGTCGCCGTATAACAGCGCGCGCCGCTCCTTTTCGGGCAAGGCTGCAAGCCGCGTCAGATACCCGGGGTCGTTGGCAAGCAGGATCTTGTTGTCAAACACGGTGGACGGCACGAAAATGCGCGACCGCCACCGCACCTGCTCTGCCCCGTCCGGCATGCGCACCGCAAGCTTTTCCCAAATGGTGGTCATGGGCTTGGCGGGCGTGATAAACCGCGCCTTGACCCATCCGTGTCCGATACCGCCCGGATTTGCCTGCGCCCGCATATAGCAGCGCGTACCGGGTCCATTGGGACGGTTGCGCGAAAACAGATAGGAATATTCATCCCAGGTAAACTGGGTCAGCTCGTCAAAGTCGATAAAGTCGTACCGCTTGCCTTGGTAGTTGAGTCGGTCATCGGTGTGCTGCAGCGAGCCAAAGTAGATCTTTGCGCCCGACGGAAACACCCAGACGTGCTTGGAATCGTTGTATCGTGCACTCGGATAGGCCGCACGGAACAGCTCGGCCGATCGATCGGTCAACTCCGAGAGCTGCGGGTAGGTCTTGCGAAGGATCAGCCCTCGGTAATACGGGATATGTACCTGCCGCAAGGATTCGGCCTGGGCGCAATCGGATTTTCCTCCGCCCGCCGCACCGCCGTATAAGGCTTCATCCTCAAATCTTGCCATAAATGCGGCCTGACGGGGCTGTGGCGTCCAGATTACACGCTCACTCATGCGTCCCCCGGTGGCTCGTCCGCTTGCATGACGGGCGGCAGCTCCACAACGCCGCCGCTGTCACCTTCCGCCTCGGTCTTGCCCTCCCCCCAATCCTCTGAGCAGCGATTCTGCAGCCAGAAGATCTCTGCCCGTGTATCCGCAGGCACGTGCGTCTCGTCGATCCCGGTCTGCAGCTCCTCGTACTCCAGCACCTTCTTACCCGAATCGGGATCAAACTCGGTATGCTTGAGCTTGTAGGTCTTTTTCAGCGGCGTGGTGTACCCTACCGCCTTGCGGTGCAAGGCCTCCATGACTGCAAAGTCCGCGTTCTCCTTGCCAAACGCAAGGGCTGCCGCGATCTCGGGATATTGCTTTTGCCAATTTCGCAGGGTGGACGGTGAAATGCCCATACAAGCCGCAATCTGCTCTTGGCTTTTGCCCATACAGGCCATGCCGCGGATCAGCGTCAGACTCTCAGGCGTCAGCCACTTCGCAACCCTGCGCGTCATGTTCCTCTCCCCGATTTTTGAGTATAATGCGGAAATTCTCCCCCGCATCCGCAGCGGCAACCGTATACTTGCCGCATACGTCGCGGATCTCCTGCTTGGCAACCAGCAGCTCGCAATCTGCACCCACGCGCTCACCGCACCGCTGCAGCAGATACGCAATATAAGCTGCGTAAATGCTGCCCGCCTGCTGCTCGGCCGCCACCAGATCCTCAAGCGCCTTGATGCGTCGGTCTCTCCAGGCAATCATATAGGCAAGCTTGCCCTCATCCTGCAATTTTTGTTCTTTTCGGTTCTGCACTATTGTATTTCCTTTCATAAAATTGATCCATGGTCT